AGGCACTAGAGCGTCAGGCCCAGAGGAGCGCCCTGGTGATGCCTGTCTCTGCGCCGCAACCGACGCAAAAGGGGCCGGAGTTCAACGACCAGCACAAATTTGGGCGCTTCGCCCAGTACCTGTTTCGCGCTTCCGGCAACGCCGAGATGGCGTACGATATCGCTTCCAGGCGCGGCGACTCCCCGGTCGTTGGGATGTTCGGCGCGCAGGTTGGCCCGGCTGGCGCCAAGGCCATGGGTGAAGACCTTATTTCCACCGGCGGTGCGCTCATTACGCCGTATGTGGCCCGTGACGTTATCCCGATCCTCGAGAGCGAGGCAGTGTTTCTTGATGGCGTTACCGAGGTGCCGTTTGAGAGCGGGAGCTACAGCCAGGCCTACGGTGACACCGGGCCGACAGTGACTTGGGGTGGCGAATCTGAAAATATCAGCGACACCACAATCACGACCGGACAGCTGCAGATGTCAGCAAAGAAAGCCGCGATGGTTATCGCTGTCTCGAATGAGCTCCTGCAGGACTCGTCTGGAGCCGGCGCTGCGCTCGTACAGCAGACGATGGCGCGGAAGATGGGCGCGGAGCTCGACGCAAAATTTCTCCGTAGCGACGGCACGGCCAATACACCCACCGGCATCAAGACGCTGATCACATCAGCCGGCAACAGTGCTGCGATTACAACGCCTGATTCAGTCGCGAGCATCAATACTGACATGCACAAATGCGTCGGATTTCCCGAAGACGATAAGGTGCCATCGGCGAATCCCGCGTGGTTTATGGCCGCGCGTACACGGCGCGCGTTGTCCAAACAGCTCACCTCGACAAGCACCCCTGTATGGCCGCAGGTTCTAGAGGGCAAATTTCTCGACGCGCCGATTCGTGTCTCTCATGAGATCCCAACCAATCTCTCGGGATCAAACTCCGAGGTGTACTACAGTAACCAGGGCCATATCCTCTACGGTCGGCAGATGTCTGGATTCGAGGTGCATGTGGCCCCCTATGCCGCCTATTACAACAGCGCGGCCGGCGGGGTTCTCTCTGGCCTTTCGCGCCAAGAGACGGCATTCCTAATGGTTGTCCGCGTCGACATCAGCGATTCGTATCGCGGCAAAAGCGGCGGACTTTTGACCGGCGTAACCTGGACCTGATAGCTGCGCTAGCGCGCATTGACTGGAGTAGAGCATGATTAGCCCACGAACCGATCTCGCAGGCCACGTGTACAGCTGGGCTGCCGGCGCAGCTGCAGATTCATCTGGCGACCCAAAGGTCGTTGTAGCGGCCGCCACTGAGGACAACGCCAAGGTGACCGGCAAGACGATCGATCTCGGCACCGGCCTTAGCCGCCCTGAGAGTGGCGTCCTTGAGGTTTCCGGCATCGCATCCCTTGACGCAACCGAGACCCTGACGATCGCCGCCGAGCTGCAAGAGTCGTCCGATGGATCCACCTGGGACACTGCTGAGGCGCTGTACACGGCGACGACCGTTGCCACGGGCGTGACGGGCGGCTCCACCGGCCTGCAGTGGGTCAAGGAGACTCACGTCAAGATCAAGCCTCGGAAGCAGTACATCCGTTTCAATATCACACCGAACCTGTCGCGTGGCGCAACCGATAGCGCGGTTTGGTCCGCGTCGTTTGTCGGCGCAGGCATGATGCAGCTGCCTCAGAGCTGATGCCTGACTGATCTTGCATAGGTGGAATCCAGCATGATGACAGCAAAGACTGCGGAAGATAAGCACCAGGTGCGGTTCAATCGCCACTGGGAAGCCTACAACTCCGGTGAGTGTGCGGCGTTTCCGCTCGACCTGGCATTCCGTTTGACCGATGGCGGGAAGACTATTGCCGAGTCCGGCGACATCGAGCCCGAGAGAATCCCGACAGCCTACGTTGTCGATGCCGAAAAGTGGCAGGAGGCGATGCTGTCGAACGCCGAGCACCGCGCCTCCGCTGAATTGCGTGCCGCCAAGGACGCGGCAAAGGCGGCCGAGAAGGCCAAGAAGCTAGCCGATGAGGCGGCCGAAAAGGAGCAGGCTCTCAAGGAGCAGGCTCGACTAGAGCGCGATAAAAAGGAGCAGGAGGCCGCCAAAAAGCCGACGCTCCATGATCGGTACGTCGACGCGCGACGCAAGAAAACCCGCCACTGATGGCAGGAGATCTGTATGGCTCTAACAGCCGCCGCTCTGACAACCTTAGCCAAGGCAAATGCCGAGATAGGCACGTCTGGTGAGGACGATCTAGTTGAGCAGCTGATCGAGGCTATCAGTTCTCGGATTGCCACCTACTGCAATCGCACATTTTACTTCGAGGAAGACATCTCCGAGTCCATTGGCGGCTACGGCGGTACGCAGCTAGTTGTTGCTCGCCCGCCGATTGTCGACATCACGTCAATCGCCCTGGATGGCAACACGGTGTCCTCGGAGTACTACAGCTATCCCAATGCCGATGCCGGGATCATCTACCATGAGCTCGGCTGGGACAACACTGCGCTGGCTTCGGGATCATGGGTGACCGTCGACAAGCTCGCGGGCACCGAGAATCCGATCTACGTGGTCACCTACGACGGCGGGTATGTAACCCCTCAGCAGGCCGTCGATGACGTGACGCTGACACGCAACCTGCCGCTCGATCTCGAAGATGCTTGTCTGGAATGGGTCAATGCAAGGTATCAGCGCAAGGGCAAGGATCCGCGACTGCAGGGCGAGAAGATCCTCTCATGGTCTGCACAGTACAGCGTTACCGCGCAGCAAAACCAGGAGATGCCAGAGTACGTTCGATCGGTCATCGACCGGTACGTGCTCATGGCCATCGGTGTTTAGATGGCGCTAAGCATCACCCACTTGCTGATCCATACGCTGACGATCGAGGAGCAGAACGGCGTGTCGAATAGCGGATCGCCGACCTTCGCAGCTCAGACTACAATGGCTAGCCGAATCGAGCGCACGAACACGATGGTAATCAACTTCGCAGGTAACGAGCAGAAGGCCTCACATAGGGTCGTGACGCTGTCTGAGGTTGGCCAGAACGCCCGCGTATACTTCCCGGGCGACGACACCGACGATACAACCGAGGCGCGGCGACCGATCGCGGTGACTCAGGGCGACACTACGGCTGGCGACACCCTCTACGAGACCTACTTCTGATGGCGAAAACGAGAGTCATAGGCCTCGACAGGGTCAAGCGGCGCATCAAGGAGCTGTCGTCCGGCCGCAATCCGCCGAAATGCGAGCTGGGCTACGGGACGAATTACGCGGTCTACGTACACGAGCGGACGGATTTGCAGCACTCCGCTCCTACGGCCTCGAAGTATCTTGAGAATCCCATGAACAAGCACACGGCCGGGTATAACAGCTGGATTGCCCGCAAGGCCCGTGAGCTGTACGAGCGCGGCGTCGTCAAGAGCATTGACGAAGCCGTGGCCAGCGCCATCTACCTAAAGGGCCTGCAGATCATTGGTGACTCTGTGCGTCTCGTGCCGGTGAAGACAAGTCGCCTAAAAAACACGCATTTCGTCACCACTCCCGACGGCGTGGCCGCCAAGGATGCCCCGGTAAGGCCGAAGGAATCCGGCGACGAAGGAGCCCCCAGCCTAGAGTTGCAGATGGGGGGCCAAGGGTAAATGACCACCACGATCTCAGACCATGCCGTCAACGTGGCCGTGCAGCTGGCCGCGGCTGGCATTGGATTGACCCGTGGGACCAACCTGTACAACGGCCCAATGCGAGCTCAGGATGCCGAGGGCGTGCCGAGCGAGGCGGTATTCTGTCACGTCACCGGCGGCGTGCCTCCGATCGACTACTGCGACAACTCACATACTCCGCAGCTGCACCAGCCCTCGGTACAGATCATGATCCGCTCCGCTCCGCGCGGCTACGATGCCGGGCTGGCGCTGGCGAATGACGTCTATGAGGCCATGCACAGCAAGCCGCCCTCGGGCTACTTCGGCTGTCTGGCGCAACAGAGCGCCCCGTTGTACGCGGGCGAGACGCGCAACGGTGAATTCTTGTGGACCGTCAACCTGACCCTCTACCTGGATGAGACCTGATGCCATCGGTGAGCGTCATAGCGACCCACGCTGAGGTCGACCTTACCCCGGGGGCCACAACGGTTGTGACGCTCGGGACGGCACCCACCGAGGGCAGCACCCTGGTAATGTGTGCGGCCAAATTCAACGAGGGCGTCGGGCTTAACGGAGTCAGCGACAACGGAGGCGGCAGCTGGGCACTGCTTTCGACCGTGCCTGACAACGCCAACTACTTCCGGATCGAGACCTGGGTTTGCTACGACGTGCAGGCTGGCACGACGCAGGTGACGGTTGATTACGACAACCAGTGGGGCGGTGATTATCCGCACCTGATCTTCGCGGAGCTATCCGGCATCAAGGCATCATCCGGCAGCGCCATCCGTCACCAGGAGGCGGCAGCCCCCGGTGTCTCGCGCACCATCGACACCGATAGTATCGACGGCACCACGCAGCTCACGAGCAGCGTCGAAGACTACATCGCGCTGTGCTTCGGTATCCAGTTCGACGGCGGTGGTGCACAATCGATGACTGGCAGTGGTGGAGGTGGCAGCTGGACGAAGCAAGAAGAGCAGTTTCACCCCGGGAACGCGGTTGCCTCGGCACTGTGGACCAGGATCGGCGGCACTCCTGAGAGCCCCGAGGCCATCACAATCAGCACGGCTGGCAGTCGACAGATCGACGTGGCGATGTTTCTGATGGAGTCCCCCGGGCCACCTGTGGATATCCCAGCTGGAGACAATACACTACCCGGCTACGCCGAGGCGTTATCCGGTATCGTGTCATGGACCGCTGGGGACGCGAGCGCAGGCAACGCGTTTTACAACGATGGCAACACACTGCTGTACGTGCGCAATGTTTCCGGATCATCCAAGACCGTGATCGTGACCGGGCGCGCGGCACACCCGACGTTTAACTACGCCAAGGACATCACGATCACCATAGCGGCCAACAGGGAGCAGGTGGCCGGTATGTTCAACAGTACCGCATTCAACAATCCGTCCACCGGCAAGGTGGAGATAACCATGGCTGATGCCACGGGCGTCAGCTTCGCGGCCATCCGGCTGCCAAAGGAGGCGTAATGGCCAGAGATACAATCACAGCGCAGGAACTGCCGGGCTACGGTGAGGCGCTGGCTAGTGATTTGACGTACACATCATTGGTCGCTGCCAATGATGCCCAATGGGTCAACACTGGCAAGGAGCTGCTTTTCGTGCGTAACGATGATGCCGGATCTCAGACGATCACAGTGGCAGGTGTTGCGAGCTCAACAAATTTCAACCAGGCCAAGGACATCGCGACCGCCGTAGCGGCAAGCAGCTATCAGGTGATAGGTCCATTCAATACCAGCTGCTTCCACCAGGGCGGTGGCTACGCATACATCAACGTCAGTACCGACAATTGGAAGGTTGCGGTCGTCAAGCTACCGACCACATAGGAGATCAAAATGGCTAAGGCAGTTGGAACACAATCAGAAGTCACGATTGACGGTAACCCGCTGGAGAATATCACCAATATCGATTTTTCGCACTCGTGTGATATGGCTGAATCCACGGACAACGACGACAGCGGTTCCAAGACGTTTCTGCCCGCTGATGCGGAGGCTTCGCTAACAATCACGTGCAAGTACGATCCCGCAGGCGCAGAGCAGACCATATTGCGAGCGGCAGTCGCCAGCAAAAGCACGGTAGCTGTGGTGTATACCCCGATCGCCACAACGCTGACGCTAGGGTTTAGCGCGTACGTTAGCGAGCTTTCGATCCCATCGCAGCACGGAGATGTGATCGAGACCACGTTCACTTTCCGTTCTACTGGTGACGTTACCCACACCCCATAGGTAATCCATGAAGAAGAACGAATTCATTGTCGAGACAAGGAACCCGGATCTCAAACTCCACCTGAAGTTCGACAACCTCGCACTGTATGAGCTCGACAAGGCGCTTGGCGTCTCGCTGATGTCCATGATGAGCGGCGGTAGAGACGATGTTAAAAAGACCTTGCTTCGCGTCGACGTCGTTGTCGAGGCCATATTGGCAGGGCTGAGCTGGAACGAGGAGCTTCGTGCCGGCATGGACGCTGAGAAGGTCTGCCACCTGATCAACCTGAGCAAGATCGTCGAATACGGTACAGGTATCATGACGGCGATCATGTCAACTTACGGACTCAGCGTAAAGGAGGTGTCAGCGTCGGAAAAGGACCCTCCCCAAGGGGCAGCGGAACAGGAGGCGAGCAATGGTGTTGGCGAAAGTTCTGGCGAAGCGCAGTAGCTGCAGGTGTGGATGTGCAGCGCTTCTGGACGCTGACCCCAGAAGAGGTATTCGTATGCCTCGAGGCGCATGCGGAAAATATACGTACCTTACAAAGGCTTCTCGCATGGCAGATGGCCCCGGTGCTCAATGCGTGGTCAAAGGATCGCGTAACTCCCGCGAAGATGCTCGGCGAAGAAGACCAGACGGCCCTGAGAATCCCAGACGCCCCGGCAGTGCTGGGTGATGGACTCGCGAAAGCATGGTGCGCAAATCCGAAGATAAGGCCGTGAGATGGCATTGTTAGGAAAACTGAGCGTTGTCCTTGAAGCGGAGATCAGGGGATTCTCTGAGCAGATCGACAGGGCTGTAAGTCAGTTGGATGAATTCGCTGCGTCTGCATCATCCATAGCCATAGGTGCTGGTGTAGCAATCGCGGCGATGGCCGTGCCGATGAATTCGTTCCTTGGTGCGGCTTCCGATGCTACCGAAACGATCAATCTTATCGATGTAGCATACGGAGACATGGCCGAAAGTGTCAAGAAGTGGTCTGGCGTCATCGGCAAGGAGGTTGGCAGAAACTCGGGCGACATATTAAGGTACGCAGGAAGCATGCAGTCGATGCTTAAGCCCATGGTTGGCAGCGAAAAGGCAGCCGCGCAAATGAGCACCGCGTTAACAGAACTGGCTATCGACATGGCGTCATTCAACAATGCCGTCGATGCAGATATGCTAACTGCCTTGCGTGCCGGTATTAGTGGAGAAACTGAGCCATTGAAAAGATTTGGCGTGGTCATGACAGAGGCGAACTTGGCGGCGTTCGCTTTGTCAAGAGGGATAAAGGATAACATTCAGACCATGAGTGTAGCCCAGAAAACAGCTCTGCGCTACGAATTCATCCTCGCCAACACATCAATGCAGCAAGGCGATGCAGCAAGAACAGCTGGTACTTATGCTAATCAAATGAAGGCCCTTGAAGGGGCATGGGGTGAGCTCAGGGGATCTATCGGAGCTGTATTTATCAACAACGCCACCTCCGCGCTGAATGCCATGGTACGTACTATGCGTGACGCAAAAATAGCAGTTGATGGACTTGGTCCGGAGGCAAAATTATTACTGAATGGCATGGCCGGATTAGCGGCAGTTACATTGCCGGCCATTGCCGGTATCGCTGGTGTGTCGGCTGCTGCGGCTAAGCTCAGCAGTGCGGCTATCAAGGGAGCTAGGGGCAGCATTAGTCTGATTGTAGCGCTTGGCAAGATAGGGGTCGTGGCTGCCGGTGTCGTCTTCTCTGTGTGGGCTCTGAAATCAGCATTTGACAAGCTAGTAGAGGCTATTGGTCCATCTGCAATTGGCTCCATAACCAATGGATTACAGAAGTTTTTTGGCGTCATTGCCGACGGCGCAAACAAGTTGCTGCAAGCGACATCGGCCATAGTTCTATTCACGGCGGCCAATGCTGGGTTGATGGATCAAAAAGAAGCCAAGGGCATGATGGATATCATGGACAAGGAGGGGACACATCTGTTTTCGTCACCCACGGAAGCCCTTGGAGAATCATTCAAGAAAATAGGAGAAGATCTGAAAGATGACTTCTCCGGTGCAGGCAAAGCCTTGATGGGGATGATGGAAAAAGTATCATCCTTTACATCAAAATCCATGGATAAATCCATGGATAAAATCAAAAGCAAGATGTTCGATGACATCAAGGACATGATGGCGTTTGTGACTGGCAGTAGGCAAAGAAGGGAAGGTATCGACTTTGGCGCCGAAGTCAAAGCTCCTAGCGTCACCACAGAAGATGTCTTCGGTAGATTTGACTTCTCCTCTGAAGACTTCGCAGCAGAGTTTACATCCGTCGGTCGCCAAATCGGTAGAGAAGTATCCGACTCCCTTCAGATCTGGATGACCCCAGAGCCAGTATCGAAAGAGTTCGAGGCAGCTGCGAACGAACTCGCCGTAGCCCACAATGCTATCGGTGTCGTTGCGGATGCAATGCAGTCCAAGGCGCCAGAGATGGGCGCCGCAATCAACGCATTCGCCCAAGGCTTCGCCGCCGGCGGTCCGATAGGTGGAGTCGTCGCCGCCATTGCATCCGTCATCACAGGGACTGAGACATTCGCCCGCGTGATGGAGTCCGTCAATTCCATCATCACGGACATCCAAGGCC